TTGAACGCAAACATGGCCTACGGCTTCACGGAAACGGAGCTGGACATCACCAGGCACACGGATTTGCCGGACCTGCTGTCCTCTCTGGGCTATACGCTGAAGCGGATCGGCAGCTACTACACCACAGCGGAGATGGACAGCATCCGCATCAAGGAGCGCCTTACCTGGAGGCGCTACTCCACCCGGCAGGGCGGCGATGCCATCTCATTCCTCCAGGAGTTCTGCGGAATGCGCTTCCCGGAGGCGGTGGATTACCTGCTGGCCTATCATGGGCGGTCCAGAGACTCCCCCGACCGGGACAAGCCCATCCCCCGCCCCAAGACGCCTCCGCCCAGGGAAAAGCCGCCCTTCGTCCTGCCTCCCGCGAACCCGGACCAGCGCCGGGTGTTTGCGTATCTTCGCAAGCGGGGAATTGCGTCTCAGGTAATCCAACGCTTTCTGGACGCCGGGCTTCTCTACGAGGACGCCCCATATCACAATTGCGTGTTTGTCGGCAGGGACGGCAGCGGCCAGCCCAAATTCGCCAGCAAGCGCGGGACCTTGGACTTCAATGGGTCCGGATTTAAACGGGACGTCCTGGGCAGCGACAAAAAGGTGGGCTTTCGGCTGCCCTGTGAGCCGGAGATCGAGGAGGTGGCGGTTTTCGAGGCCCCTATCGACCTCATGAGCTTCTGCACCCTCTGCCCGGAGGTCCACAGCAACGCCGTCGCCCTCTGCGGGCTGTACAGCGGACCGCTGGACACCTACCTTCGGGACCATCCCCACCTGAAATCCATCAAGCTCCTGCTGGACCATGACGAGCCTGGGATCACGGCGGCGAAGGAGATGCGGGAGAAGTACCGGGCGGCTGGGTACGAGGTGGAAATCCGGGTCCCGAAGTACGGCAAGGACTGGAACGCGCAGCTCAAATACAAGCTCACGGGGGTCTTAGAGGAGGTGAAGCCACCCAAAAGCACAGAAAATCCCACAAAAAAGGAGGAAACCAAACCTATGGCGAACTTAGGCAAGATCATCAGCGACAAATCCACGGCGGACGCCAAATGGCGGGAGGAGCGGCAGGCGGATAAGGAAACCGCCGCTGCCCTTCGGGACGCCAGCGTCATACAGATCACCAAGGACCCCGGGAAATTTGCCCGTTACCTGGCTATGCAGGGGGACAACCCTTCCTACAGCTCCGGGAACATCGCCCTGGCCATGGCCCAGCTCCCGGAGGCCACGGTTCTCCACACCCGCGGCCACTGGAAGGACCTGGGCCGCTTTGTTCTGGACCCGGAGCTGAAAAACGGCGCCAGCATCTTTACACGCTCCGCCACGGGCCGGGGCTACAGCCTCACCAGCGTCTACGATATCGCCCAGACCCAGGGCCGGGAGCTGCGGACGGTCCAGCTTAAGGAGGACACCGAACCCATGGAAGCGGCCCTGACCGCCCTGCTGAACTTCTCGCCCGTTCAGGTTGTTGCCGGTGAAAACCTGCCCTCCGGGGCCTATTATGACCCCCGGCAGATGACGCTGGCTATTGACACTGCCTGCCCGGACGGCCAGGCGTTTGCGGCCATCGCCGCCGAGATTGCCCAGGCCCGGTTTCATGACCGGGGCCGCAATCCTGTTTACAGCCGGGAGAGCTGTGAGTTGAGCGCCCAGAGCGTGTCGTACATCCTTTGCCGCCGCTTCGGCGTCCAGCGGGAGCTGCCGGACCTGACGAAGATGGCGGAGCGCTGCCAGGGCTGGGAGATCGAGGACCGGCTGGCCTTTCTGAAAGAGATTCAAGGCATGAGCCGTCAGATTGGCGGTTCCATTGAGAAAACCATCGCTCCGCCCCAGAGAGCGGCTCCTTCCCGCCGTGAGGCGGAACGATAATAAAATAGGAGAACATTACTTATGAAAAGATCGATTCCTTTGCTCCTGGCTGCATTCCTGCTTTCCACGCTTCTGTCCGTTCCCGTCCAGGCCGCCGAAGAATCCGGACCGGGCAGGGACAGCGCCTATTACCCCATTTCCGTAGAGGAATACACCTACGGTGACTTCGACGAGCTTCGCATCCAGAAGGTGTATCAGCTGTCCCTGGACGATGACCCCAGCCTCATTCCCACGGAGGACTTCGAGCGAAACGGGCGGCTGTACTACCTGCTGGACATGACCCGGAAGGACGAGGTGGGGGTGGATACCAAGCCCCATGTCCAGACCGTGACCATGCCCAGCGACACCAATAACATGGAGAAAATCCTCCAGACTCTGGATGCCGAGATCGAAACCGTCACGGAGGACGGCTACACCGGGAAGCTGCACCTGGACCACACCACGGTCAAGGTGACCACGGACGGCTACGCCACCAAGACCGGCACAGTGTCTGCGACTCGTACCTATCCGAATTTGTCGGACGCGGACCTGTCCCTGGTGCCCAAGACCATCTCGGACGGCGGACGGAGCTTGACCCTGGCGGACGTGCAGTGGAGCAATTCCACTCAGGAGTCCGGCGAGGGCGTGGTCACCCGCTACACCGCCACGGCCCGGTATACCGGCAGCACCTCCAGTAAGTACGCCACCGGGTACACGGTGACCGCCGACTACAGTGGAGAGGTCTCCAAAACCGGCTGCAATGTGGTCACCTACACCGCCGTGTTCGGCAGCACTGACGCTCCCAAGGATTCCGGCGCTCAGGACGGTGAGCCCGTCGACATCTCCGGCATCGGGCGCCCGCTCATGATCGGCGGCGTGGTACTGGCCCTGGTCCTGGGCGGTGTATTTGTATTCAAAAAGATCAGAGGAAGGAGATAATGCCATTGAAAAAGTTCAGACTGTTCCTGCTGGCCTGCATGATCTGCGTCCTGTGCGCCGTCCAGGCCAGCGCATTGGAGTACAGCTACGATGGAGCGGACGATTTCCTGTTCGCCCGGCCCACCAGCGACGATACCATCTACGAGGAGGAGAACCCCAACGTGGACCGGAGCAAAAACGTGGCCCTGGTGGCCCCCGGCTTCGGTACCCCTACCAGCTACCTTCCCGGCAGCGGCGAGGCCCTCACGCCGAACCTTGTCCCCGGCGCTTTGAGCGGCGGACTGGTGAATCAGGTGGGCAGCGCAAATTACTCTGTTTCGGAAAATGGTGTGTCCAGCGGCATGGGCGGGTTCCTGCCCAGCACGTCCATCCTGGACAGCAGTTCCTCCGGCTCTTCCACTCCCCCGGAGCAGTTCACTGTCACCACCCGGCCCAATGACACGGCCTCTGTCGGCTTTACCAGCGTCACCGAGGACAGCTACTACAGCAACGGCTCCCTGGGTACCCTGAAAATCCCCGTCATCGGCCTGAGCGTCAAAATCGTCCAGGGCACGGACAGCGCCGCGCTGAAGAAGGGTGTGGGCCACTTTGAGGAAACCTCCATCTGGAACGGCAACGTCGGATTGGCCGCCCACAACCGGGGGACCAATTCCTACTTCGGCAAAATCCATACCCTGGAGGCTGGCGATGAGATCACCCTCTCCACCAAGGAGGGGACCCGGACCTATGAGGTGACCTCCGTTGCAAAGGTGACGGAAACGGACCGGAGCAGCCTGGAGAACACCTCCGACAACTGCCTGACGCTGTACACCTGCGTCCGGGATGAGCGGGACCTCCGTTGGTGTGTGAGAGCGGTTGAGCTGACGGATTAAGCTGTTCAGCGATTCCATTCGACAATCCCCCAAATCTGTGGTAGTGTTGCGGTTGCGAAAGCCCTGACAAAATCACGGAAATGGAGGAAAAGCTATGAAAAGGAACAGTAAAGTGTTTGGGATGTTGGCGGCTGGCATACTGTCCGCGGCGCTGCTGGCAGGCCCGGCTCTGGCAGCGGACCCGGAGATCCGGGTAGGCAGCTACAAGGGCAATACCCTGGAGGCAGGCGAAAGGAGCTGCCTCATCATCGGACCTGTCGGACCGGAGTACATCGCCGAATCCAGCAACCCGGAGGCTATCACCCTGGAGCGGGTCCTGACCTATTGGGTAGCGGTGGCCAGGGCGGAGGGGACGGCTGAGATCACCGTCACCGATAAGGCCGGAAGCACCGGCGGTCTGACGCTGACCGTAGAAGCGGCGGAGCCGTCCCCGGCCCCCAGCGAAGCCCTGGACCTGTCTGTCAACATGGACATCCGTCTGGAGATGGTCCGGCTCATCAACGAGGTGCGCCGGGAGAACGGCCTCGCGGAGCTTCCCATGGACGAATCCCTCATGAATGCCGCCCAGGATGTCTCCGGTCAAGGCGTCACGGAGCACCGGCCCTATGACCACATGGCACTCATCCGCTACGGCTGGCCCCACGGCGGGCTCTACAACCTCACCATGTTCGGCGCCTATGACTGCCCGGACATCGCCCGGCAGGCCATTGACTACTGGATCGCGTCGCCTGGGCACTATGCCACTATGCTGCTGGAGGAGGCATCCCACGTTGGAACCGGCGTTACCTTCCAAAATGGCCGGGCCTACTGCTACATGGTCGTGGGTGATCCCACCAGCCATAATCCCTACGAATAAACCACTCTGGAACAGCTTCATACCACACGGAGGCCCATTGGCAAGACGCCAATGGGCCTTTTTTCGTTGCCAAATTCAAAATGGAAAGGAACCCTTTATGAACGAAAAACATCATTCCCTGCGAACGCGCCTGACGTCCCTGCTGCTGGCGCTGATCTGCGTCCTGGGCCTGTTCCCCACCACGGCCTTTGCCGCCGGGGATACCATCACGCTGAAGGAGTTCGGCCACTCCGGCGTGGCCTATGAGTCCGCGGCCCTGGGGCGCTGCACGCTCCATGAAATGACCTTCAAAAACGGAAACCAGACCACCACCGGCTTCTGCGGCACCAAGGGCGGCGACATGGGGAACTCTCTCCAGGGCCAGACCTGGGGGAACAAGCGGTCCATCTCGGACCCCACCGTGGAAACCATGATGGCCTACTACTATGCCCACTCCACCGGCGTTTTCACCGATGAGGCCATTGCCCTGGGCGTCAACGACGTCTGGAACGCGGGCTACCGCTGGTATATGAACGCCTGGGTTCAAGCGTGTATCTGGCGCTATCAGCAGGGCAGCATGAGCGACCCTGTCGTGGCCTGCGCCGAGGAACTGATGGCAGTCTACAATTCCCTGGAGGGCACCCACTACACCAGCATCGATCAGAAGCAGGGCAACTCTTCCTTCCGGGACCGGACCCAGTACATTCTGGAGCTGGGCAGCCAGGGCGTCTGGGGCAAGTGCGCTGTGTATGAATACACCTTCACTGGTGCCGGCAGCTCCGCCCACCCCGCCGGGTCTGTGCAGAAGATCATCCTGGGCGACCTGACGGTGGAACACGTTGAGCAGGAGGAATACGTCCTCATCGTCAAGAAGGTGGACGCTACCAATCCCAGCAAGGGCCTTCCTGGGGCCGGATTCCACATCGAATCCACTAACGGCTCCTATTCCAAGGACGTGGTCACGGGCCAGAACGGCACCTACCGGATCAGCGGCCTCAGCGCCGGAACTTATGCCGTGACAGAGACCTCTGCCCCGGAGGGCTATGAAATCGACAGCGCCGCCCCGCAGTATGTCACCCTGCCCAGCAATGGGAATAATACTGTGACGGTCACCTTCCGGGACAGCACCACCATCACCAGCGAGGGCAGCATCCGTAAAGTGGACGCGGATAATCCCTCCAAGGGCCTCGCCGGAGCGGTGATCAAGATCACCGGCGTGGACAATTCTTTCACCGGAACCTACACAACCGCCGAGGGCGGCTGGCTGACGGATGTGCCCTGGGATTCCATGCCCATCGGCAGCTATGTGGCGGAGGAGATGACTCCCCCGAAGGGCTACACGAAAAGCTCTGACCAAAGCAAGGTGAAGCAGAGCTTCCATTGGGATGGAAAATCCGATGTTTCCCTCGTTTTTGAAAATGACAGCAAGGTAAAAATTCAGCTCATCAAGCTGGACGATTCCAACAATCCCCTCCCCGGCGCTGTTTTTAATATCCTGAAGGACGGGCAGATCATCGGCACCGAGGCCACCAAGGAAGACGGCAGTATCACGGTGACGGATGTGACTGAGGGCCTGTACGCCTTTGTGGAGGCGTCCGCTCCGGCCCCCTGGGCCAAGCTGGAGGACCCTGTAATCGTCCATGTAGATCAGGCAGACATCAACGGCGGCGAGACTATTACCGTCTCCGCGGCGGATAAGAGGTTGCCGAACCTGACGATCTTGAAGCGGGACGCTCAGACCGGCGACGTCATCCCGGACACCCATTTTGAGATCAAAGGCATCCACTTCGGGTTCCACGACGACGTGACCACCGGACCGGACGGCAAAGCGGTCCTCACAGGCATTCCCGTGGATTCTTACGAGGTCACGGAAAAGAGCGTCCCGGACCCCTGGGTTGTCAGCGACGAGCCCACCCAGACGATCTGGCTGGGGGCTGGCGACGATCAGCAGCTCATCTTCGACAACCTCAAGCAGCCCTTGCTCAAAATCTCGAAAGTGGAGAAGGGCACCGGCGAAAAAATCCCCGGCACCGTTTTTCTTTTGGAGGCCATTGACGGCGACTACCGTCAGAACCTGACCACCGAGGCCAACGGCTCCGTGGAGCTGCGGGTCGCCCCCGGCAGCTACCGCATCACCGAGCAGTCCGTTCCCGAGCCCTATGTGATTGGCGAGGAGCGGACCAAGACGATCTCCCTTAACGGCGGCGACGAGAAGGAAGTCATTTTTGAAAACCTGAAGAAGCCGGAGCTGACCCTTTATAAGATCGACGCGGACAGTCAGGAGCCGATCCCCGACACCGTGTTCCGGGTGGAGGCCATCAACGGTGATTTCCAGGACGATTGGAAGACCGGGCCGGACGGCATGGTAACGAAGCGGGTGGAGCCCGGCACCTACCGGGTCACGGAGATTTCCGTCCCCGCGCCTTACTTCCTCCCAGACAAGGACGCCGACCGGGTGCAAACGGTTTCCCTGAACGCCGGAGATGTGAAGAAGCTGACGTTCAAGAACCGCAAGGCCCCCGAGCTGACCATCTTCAAGGAAGACAGCGTGGCAGGCGCTCCCATTGAGGGGGCCAAGTTCCATGTGACTTACACCAGCAACGGCGAAGCCGCCGAGGCTCCGGCTGCCATTGATTTTGGCTACATCTTCACGGACGCCAGGGGCGAGATCAAGCTGCACGAACAGGGCAAGCGTCTCTATCCTGGTGAGTACACCATCACGGAAGTGGCTCCTGCCCCCGGCTTCCAGATGAAGGAACCCACCACACAGAAGGTCATTATCCACGGAAACGAGAGCAAAACCGTCACTTTCCAGAACGAACCCTTAAACGGGATCGTCGTTGAGAAGTATGACTCTGTTACCGGCGAGGCCCTGCCTGGCTGCACCTTCCAGCTCCGCTTCCTGGGCGGCACCTCCGGCACGGGCGGCACGGTCATCGGGCAGAAGGTCACCGGGAAAAACGGCACCTGCATCTGGACGGGCCTCACTGCGGGCACCTATATCGTGGAGGAGATCGACCCCGCTGATGGGTATTCCATCATCAATTCCTCTGAAACGGTCTACATTTCGGACGACGGCGTGCAGAATGTCATTACTGTGACCTTTGATAATTCGCCGGACGGAAATCTCCTCATCAGGAAGGTCTGCTCCGTCAACCCCAGCATCACCCTCCAGGACGCTGAGTTCAAGGTCACCTACGCGGATGGAACTTTGATTGGTGATTCCAATGGGATTTACCGGACCGACACCCACGGAGAAATCCGCATTGAGGGTTTGAAGCCTGGCAAGAGCGTGATCGTAACGGAGACCAAGGCACCGGACGGATTCATCATTGACACGCAGTCGCAGACCGTCCAAATTAAGGAGGGCCGGACGGTCAGCCTGACCTTCAAAAACCAGCCCAAGGGAAAACTGATTATCCAGAAGCGGGACAGCGTCAGCGGCCAGCCCCTCCCCGGCGCTCAGTTCCGTGTGACAACTGCCGCTGGCTGCGAGGTGGGTCTGGACGGCGTGATTGGTACCGCTACGCTCACGCAGAACGGCATTTTTACCACAGATTCCAACGGTGAGATTCGGATTTCCAATCTTGCTCCCGGCGCGTATGTGCTGACGGAAGTCAAGGCCCCGGCAGGCTATGTCATGGACGAACCCAGCAAAAACGTGGTAATTGGCCCCAACGGAGACACCCAAACGGTCATCGTGACCAATACTCCGAAGGGCGGGCTCATTGTCGAAAAGTATGACAAGATCACCAAGGAACCCTTGGCCGGAGCACGGTTCAAAATTACCAATGCTAATGGAGAGCTGCTCCCCGATAATGAGGGACTCACCTCCAGCAATGGCCTTTATACCACAGACCAGAATGGGCAGATCGTAATCTCCAAAATTCAGCCCGGCACCTATGTCGTGACGGAGGACAAAGCCCCTGATTTTTATGAGAAGGACCCCACGCCCCAGACGGTGGTGGTCAACGCCGGGGACACGCAGACACTCCGATTCTATGACGCCCCTCTCTGCACCCTGACCATCCTGAAGCGGGACGCCGTGACCCATAAGCCTCTGGCTGGGGCGCAGTTCCTGGTCCAGTACAGCGACGGGCATGTGGCCGGCCCCAACAATGGGCTCTACACCACCGGCGCCGACGGTACTGTGACGGTCTCCGGCCTGAAGCCCAACGCTACCGTTGTCGTGTCTGAGCAGAAAGCGCCGAAGGGCTACATTCTGGATCAGACGCCGAAGAATATCGTCGTCCGCTCCGGTGTGGCCAACGGGCTGATTTTTGACAATCAGCCCGGAACAACACTGATTATTCAAAAGTTCATTGAGGGCACCGAAAACGAGCCTCTGAGCGGCGTTGCGTTCAAGGTCACCGACGGCTCCGGAGCGGCGGTCGGCCCTGATGATGGGACCTATTACACGGACAAGGCCGGCGAGATCGTGCTGAGCGGCATTGAACCCGGCACTACTGTGAAGGCCCGTGAGATCAAAACTGTGGACGGTTTTGTGCTGGATGGGACTCCGCAGGACATTCTCATCAAGGGCGGCGAGGTACAGCGCCTCACGTTCTGGAACAAACGGGCCGGAACTCTCATCATTGAAAAACTGGATTCCGTCACAAAGGCCCCCTTGGCGGGCGCACAGTTCAAGGTGCTCTACGCCGACGGGTGCGTGGTCGACACCGAGGGCGGCAAACTTTCTTCCAACGGCATCTACACCACCGACAGCAACGGGCAGATCAAGATCACCCAAGTGACCGGAACCCTGGTGGTCACGGAGGAAAAGGCCCCCGACGGCTATGTCATGGACCCCAACAGCAAGAGCCAGACCGTCGTGGTCAATCCCCAGGACACCCAGACCCTTCGCTTCTACAACGAACCCATGTGCAGCCTGACGCTGACCAAGTTGGATTCTGTCACCGGAAAGCCTGTGCCCAACACGGAGTTTACCGTCAAGGACGGCAATGGCAATGTGCTGGGCCGCTACACTACCGGAAAGGACGGGACCGTCGTAGTAACGGGCCTCATCCCCGGCAGCACCGTTGTGGTGTCTGAAAGCAGAGTCCCGGACGGCTATGTTTTGGACACCACGCCCAAGACCATCATCGTGAAAAACGGCTCCGGCAACAGCTGGACCAGCGGCTCTTCCGGCGGGACCAGTTCCGGAGGAAGTTCCAGCGGAGGCAACAACGATCTCACTTTCGAGAATGACCCCAAGATGACGCTGACAATCCACAAGTACATTGAGGGAACCGCCAACGAACCCCTGGCTGGCGTAGCCTTCAAAGTGGTGGACGGCTCCGGCAAGCCCTTGAATCCCGACGGAGGCATCTACTACACAAACAATGCGGGCGAGATTGTGCTGGAGGGCCTGGAACCCGGCACCACCATCACCGCCCAGGAGATCAAAACCGTGGACGGTTACGTCCTGGATGGCCGTCCCCAGAGCATCAAGATCGAGGCGGGCAAGGCTCAGAATCTCACCTTCTGGAATGAACCCGCCGGTTCGCTGATTATCCGCAAGCTGGATAAGCAAACCGGAAAGCCTCTGGCTGGCGTAGAATTTGAGGTTATCTATGCTGAGGGCGGCTACGTTGACACAGACAATGGACACCTCTCCAGCAAGGGCCTCTATACGACTGATGACCACGGGGAAATCCATATCTCCGGCATCGTGGGGACCGTTGTAATCAAGGAAACCCGGCCCCTGCCCGGATATACCATCGAACCGGGCAGAGAGAGCCAGACTATTACGGTCAATCCCCAGGAAACACAGACGGCAACCTTTTACAACATCCCCGCCAACACGCTGACGATTCAAAAATTCATCGACGGCAGCGACAACGAGCCGCTGGCTGGTGTGGAATTTCTGGTAACAGACAGTTCCGGGGCTGTCGTGGGACCCAACAGCGGCTACTATACCACTGACAAGGATGGGCGCATTTCCATCCCCGGCCTGACCCCTGGCACGACCATCACCGTCAAAGAAACCAAGACCCTGGACGGTTATATCCTTGACGGTCAGCCCCAGAGCATCCTCATCAAGGAGGGCGAGGCCCAGAGCCTGACCTTTTGGAACAAGAAAGCCGGAGGGCTGATCATCAACAAGATCGACGCCGCGACCAAGAAGCCGCTGGCGGGTGTGAAATTCAAAATCACCTACGCCGACGGCTCCAACGTGGACCTGGATGGCGGAAAGATTTCCTCCAACGGTCTCTACTCGACGGATTCCCTGGGCCAGATCAAAATCCCCGGTATTGTGGGCACGATAATCGTGGAGGAAATCGAAACGCTCCCCGGCTATGTCATCGATCCGAACACCAAGCGCCAGACTGTCCAGGTGAACGCCAATGACACCCAGACCATCACCTTTGAAAATGTCCCCGCAGGCGGCCTGGAGCTGATCAAGGTCAACGAGGCCGACAAAACCCAGCGCATTCCCAACGTCAAGTTTGAAATCCGCAGAATGGACGGCGCTCTGGTGGAAACCGTCGTTACGGATTCCACGGGCCGGGTCCATGCGGACCTGGACGCCGGGGATTACTATGCCGTCGAGATTGAGGCCGCAAAGGGCTTCAAGGTCGATGAAACCCCGCAGTATTTCACCATCAAGGATGGCGAAACCACCACACTCACGGTGACGAACAAGGCTTTCTCGGGCATTTTAATTCACAAGGTTGATTCTGTCACCAAGAAAGGCATCTATGGCGTCAGCTTCCTGCTGTACGACAGCGCCAACACTCCCATCGGGCAGTACACCAGCGACAATTCCGGGTATGTGTACATCGAGGGCATCACCACGGCAGGCCGCTACTACCTGCGGGAACTGGAGAACGAGGGCTACATCACGGACACCCAGATGAAAACCGTCTATGTAAAGCCCGGGGAGACCACCCTAGTGGAGTGGGAGAACACCCCCATTTCCGGTCAGATTCAGATCACAAAGAAATCCGCCGACTACAATTCCACCAATGGCCTCCCCGCCGGAACGCTGCTGGAGGGCGCGGTCTTTGAAATCTACGACAAGGCCAGCAACCTCGTGGACACCATCCGCAGCGATGGCCGGGGCCTCGCCGTTTCCCGTCAGCTCCCTCTGGGCCGCTATACCATCCGGGAGGTCAAAGCGCCCGCCAATTACGGCGTAAACGAAACGCCCCTGACAGCATACCTGGAGCACGAAGGCCAGATCGTCCGCTTCGAAGTGACAAACAAGAGCATGACCACCGGCGTGTCCATCACCAAGACCGGCCCCGCCGAGGTCATGGCGGGCCAGCCGGTCAATTACATATTCTCCGGCATCGCCAACAGCTCCAACGTGCGCCTTGACAATTTCTATTGGCGGGACACGCTTCCCGCCGAGGTGCGGCTGGAGAAGATCGTCACCGGCACCTATAACTTCCCCGGAACCTATAAGATCACCTACCGGGTGAACGGAGGAGAGCCCCAGACCCTGGCGGACAACCTCTCCACCCAGAAAAACTACACCCTCGCCGCCTCCGCCACGGCTCTGGGCCTCGCCAGCAACGAGCGGGTCACAGAAATCATGTTCGTCTTTGGGCAGGTCCCCGGCGGCTTCGCCCAGGTGGAGAAGCCCATGATCCACTGCAAGGCCGTGTCCAGCATCGCCGCCAGTTCCTTTGTAAACAAGGCGGACGTGGGCGGCACCTACCAAGGCGTATGGGTCCAGGCGGTCAGCCGCTGGGTGACCACCGTCTACGGAAAGAAGCCCTCCGTGCCCAAACTGCCCCGTACCGGCTATTGATTCCCGCGCCCAGGCGGTCCGCTTTCCGGCGGGCCGCCTGTAGTCCTATACATTATAAATATATCACCAAAGAAGGAGACTGTCTATGCTAAAAATTGCCGCAACCGGAAACCTGACCAACGACGTGGAGCTGAAGACTCAGGAGGACGGCAGGCCCTACGCCATCCTGCGGATCGCCTCGGACCGGCGCTACCGGGCCAAGGACGGAACCCGCCTCACCGATTTTATCTCCATCAAGGTCCGCGGCCCCCTGGCGGAACGCTGCGCCGCCATGGCCTATAAGGGCTGCAAGCTGGCCGCCGCCGGGGACTTCGAAACCGTTGTGCCCTCCGAGGACCCCACCCGCCAGCCCGGCTTCCTCATCAAGGCCAGCGATGTGGAAGTGCTTTCCCCCAGAAAGGCGCGGGAGGCCGCCGGGGCCATTGACGCTGCCAGAGCAAACCGGGAGGCCGCCGCCTGCGGGATGCCTGAGAGTGAGGCCATCGCTTAATGCGGAACACTGGCGTCGAATATGGCAGCGCGGACCGGACCCCGGTGGTGCTGCCGGAGATGGCAGAGCTGCTCCCCCCTCTCACGGGGGAGCAGCTGGCCGCCCTGGAAGCGGACCTGCTGAAAAACGGATGCTACTCGCCTATCATCGTCAATGAGGATATGGTCATCATCGACGGACATAACCGCCAGCGGCTGTGTGAGGAGCACGGGATTCCGTATAAAATGGCGGTGTTCTCGTTTGAGGACTTGCTGGAGGCGAAACGCTGGGCCATTGAGAACCAGCGGGGCCGCCGGAACCTGGAGAAGTGGGAGCTGGGCAAGATCGCCCTGAAGCTGAGGCCGGATATTGAGGCGAAGGCCAGGGCCAATCAGGCTGCGGCCGGAGGAGACAAATCTGGAGAGGGAGCGCTTTTGACAACATTGTCAGAAGCGCTCCCTCCTGTCAGCACGAGGAAAGAACTGGCTGAGTCGGTTGGCATTGGCGAGGTCACCATGGGCAAGGTCATGCAAATTGATGAGCACGCCCCATCCACCGTGAAGGAGGCCCTGGACAGCGGGGACCTGTCCGTGAACCAGGGCTACAACATCACCCGTCAGGTTCAGGAGCTGCCGGAGGAGGAACGAGAGGAAGCCGCCGCCCAGGCGGTGGAGCTTCTGAAAGCGAAAAAGGAGGTCCAGGCCATCGACGCTGAGGCGGACCGCCGGGGCAAGATCGCTTCTCTCTTCTGTAAAGCCTTTGAGCGAGCCGTCCTGCTGACCCCCACGGAGGAAAACGTCCGTATCTGGGTGGAGAACACCCGTATGCGGCCCGACGAAATTGAGGATTCTGTCAAAGAGGCCCGCGAGCTGGCGGAAACCTTCTCCGCCATCGCAGACGTCCTGGAACGACTTCTGCCGCAGGGAGAGGAGGCGTCTTCGTGAAAGAAGAAATCTCCATCCGCCAGTGGCAGAAGCAGTTCAAGGCCGGATTTTACGACAGCCCGGACATTCACACACAATGCGGGGCGGGCTGGTACGACTGGTTCTGCCAAGACAGAGCCCTGGCAGGACGGCTGAAGAAGATCGCCAAAGTGGTCATGGGCGTCACCAACCCTTTTATTTTGGACCATTATTACATCTGGTTCAAGAACAACGCCCTGGTCTCCGGCCCTATGTACGACGACGTCCGCTTCGAGCCGCTGTCCGGGAAGCGGGACGGCAAGTATTTTCTGGTCCGTCTGGACTGCGCCGGAAGGAAAAAATGGTCGCTGTTCAGCGAACGATACGGCTTTTTTGCGCCGGAATTTGAGTGCGGCAATGTGCGCGGCATGGCCAAGTACATAGACGGCATAGGGCGGCAGTTTGCGCAGGAAATACAGCCTGTGTTTCTTTTGGAAAAGCGGGCAGTGGAGCATTTTATCACACAGCAGGACGGTTTGTGTGACAGCATAGTCTACCGTGCGGGAGAGCACTGCTACCACTACAAATCCTCCAAAAACCCGAAACTGCGGACTGCCATTGCCGCCTCCGCCTCGGGGCCGCCTCCAGACGGTTTCCCTGCGGATCAGGCGAAGGAATTCCGCGGCATTCTCGTCTGGTCCCCGGATGGAATGGAGCGGGATATGAAAAAGGAGGCCGACGCTCAGAAAAAACCGAATTTGAAAAAGAAAGAAGGAACCGAACGATGACGCAAAAAACCACAGGTCCTCCCGGCAGGCCCATTCTGCCTCCGGAGGCGGAGAATGAAATTCTGAACACACTGTTTACCAATATGAGAATCAGCTCTGGCGAAATCGCCGCTATTCTCAAGAAGCACAACGTCTCCGGCGACACGGAGCTTCTCCAGGACCGTTACCGGAAGCAGCTGGGCCAGCGGCTCATGGCCAGCATCCGGGACGAGCAGGGCCGCCGGGAGGTTTTGGCCCGCGGCAGCGAGTACATCGTGCTGGAGTGCTGCAACGACCGGCAGGCCCTCCAGGCCATTCGCCGCCGCATCCAGAGCCAGATGAACGGCCTGGAGGTATCCTCCATGAAGGTGGGCGGGCGCATTCATGTGCTGGAGCGGTTCCTCGCCCGGTTCCGAAAGGCGGGCTGACCATGGGCCCGAGAGAAATGCTCCGGGCGATCCGGGAGTATCCCGCCGCCTGTGTCCGCCTGGAAACCACACAGAGAGAGCTGGATCGAGCGCAAAAGGCTCTGGAAAAGAGCGAACTGGAGTGCCAGCGCCTCAGCGGCGATTACAGCGAGGCCCGGCGCCGGGCAAATTTTTCCGAGAAAAAGTCGGCTGCCCTGCAAGCCGCTTTGGACGCCTACAGCCCAAAGCTGTCCTCCCTGGCGGAGATGATCCGGTTTTATGAGACGGTCTCCCCCAGCCTGGACCCCCAGGGCTTCACACTGTTCCGCGCGGCGAAAAAGATGACGGGCATCGACCTGTACAGCTATTTCGCCTACGAGGACAGCCGCGGCCTGTTTGAGCAGATGGATGGCCGCCAGCTTCTGCGCTGGCTGACCGCCGCCCGGTTCGGCGCGGTGGATTGGGAGATCGTGACCGGGACCGTCTACGAAGAAGCTGTCCTGCGGGAGGTGGATACCTCCGCGCCGGAGTATCTGGCATTTGAGCGGAAGTTGTACCGGAAGGTCTTGGAGCGCATGGGTTTCGGGGACCTGCTTGCCTCGGAGGAAACTCAAAAATCTCAAAAAACAGAGGTGATTACCGCGGAAGAAAAAATTACGGAATGGAAGCTCTACAGCCCCCTGTATGCCGAGCTGTTTGAGGCGGACCCGGAGGAGGAACCCGGCTGCGGGCCTCAAATTCTGACGGGTGGAAACCTGACGGGCTTCCAGACGATCATCCGCCAGGGCATTGAGGATGAGCGGATGCCGGAGGAAGCCGAACGGGGACTCATGACCTACTTTGACGGCTCGAAGGCTGTGGATGAAAAAGTTCTCTCCATCAGCGTAGACGTTGAGGAGGTAGATGGGGAGCTGTTCGGCGTGGCCGTCTGTAAAGTCAGGGGCGCCCTCAGCCCTGGTGAGCTGGAGGAACTGAAGGAGTTTTGCATGGGACAGTATTCCGACGGCTGGGGCGAGGGCTATGAGCAGCGGCCACGAAAGACAGACTATGGCGACCTCTATGTCTCCTTTTGGGAATACGACGGCTTTTTCATCCGCACCAAAGAGGAACTGGAGACTGCAAAGGCCCACGTCCGTCCCCGGCCCCAGAGAGGAGAGGACAGCAGATGAGCGAGACCGTAGAACTGAGGCTGTACAGCCCACTCCAGATTGACATCATCAACCGGGACGCTCCCGGCCGCGCCATTCCCTTTCAAGCGGTAAGCTATCATTGCCGGAGCGAATACACCAGAATCATGCTGATTGATCAGGCAAGGGCCTCCTGCGGCGGAAATCACAAAGAATCCGTATACTGGCTGACGGACCACCTGCTGGCGATGAAGCCGGAACAAATTCTGAATTTCCACAGCATCATGCACGGCTACATGGAATTGGCAAACAGATACGGTCTGTGGAACGCGGCGCTCATCATCCAGGAGAACGGCTGTTATACCGGGCGTCTGTGGAACCATGACGACTCGGCCATCCAAAAGGCAAGGGCGGCAGCTCCCCAAAGGAAAAGGGCGCGGTCCGGCAAACAGAAGGGCGGTGAAAGCAGGTGAATCAGCCTATTGCAGAGATCAACAAGGAAACCTTCTGGGCGCTGATCGCCCAGGCGAAGGAACATCCAAGCGGCCCCGGCGAGTGGCTGATGGAGCAGCTGATGGACCTGGGGCCGGAGCAGGCCAAGAGGTTCGATGACTTTGCCCACGCCTACAGCAGCTTGGCCGATCAGTACGGCCTGTGGACCGCCGCCTCCGTCATGGAGCGCGGCGGCTGCACAGATGACGGCTTTATGGACTTCCGCACATGGCTGGTGGCCCAGGGCAAGGGTGTGTACATGGCCGCGCTGAAAGACCCGGACTCCCTGGTTGACGCGCCGGACTATCAGGACCAGCGCTTTGACTGCCTCCCCCATATGGGAGAGCGGGCCTACGAGGAACTCACGGGCCGGAGCACATATGAGAATTTTGATCCCGCTAGGTTTCAGGCGCTGAAATCGGAGCTGGAACAGGAGGTCGTGTATGGCGACGGAATCGGATATCCCTATGACGCCGCCGATGTCCCCGCCTACCTGCCCCGCCTGTGCCGCAAGTATATGCCGGAAGAAATGTTTCAAAAACAAAAGGTGGATATCGGAACCTGGAACTTGAATAACCCCAATATTCAAAAGGCCCGCGCCACCGCTCAGAAAAGTAAAAAAGTCAAGAAGGAACGAGGTGATGTAAGATAAGCGATCAAAACAAGGAACTGAAGCTGTATACCTCTCTGCGTGTGGATGTGACCGATCTGGGCCGGGAGGACAGCACAATGGAGATGCCCGACCCGGACTTTATGAGCGACGCTGTCAGGGAACGTTTCTCTGAATACCACAGCGCTATCCGGACGGCCCTCGCAGCGGACCCGCCCAAAACGGACCTGACCAGTCTGTTCCAAGCGGACTTCTTAACCCTGGAGGCTTTCCGGGATTTGGCCGGCAAGGTATCCTCCCTGAGCCTTGGGGTGGAGGATGTGGAAGGGAAATTTTTCGGTACAGCTGTCTGCCGCCTGAACGGCGATCTGGAGGCTATAGAGCTTCTGGCATTGAAGGAATACTGTCGGAGCCTTTTCGACGAGGGCCTTGGGAATAAAGCGCTCCAGTGCCCTGCTTCTCCTTCCCATGGGGAGCTCTCCGTTCGAGTCTGGCGGAGCAAGGGCGGCTTTATGCTGACGGAAGATGAAGTGGCGATGGCTCCCTGGTGTAAGGAGCGGAAGCAGAAGCTGGAGCAGAAACGGCAGCAACAGCGGAAACGAGGTGAATCCCGATGAGCGATACCCTGGCCATAGGCGTGGATCACGGCTACGCCGCCATGAAAAGCGCCCATGTTTCCTTCCCCACCGGGCTGGTGGAGTACGAGCATGAGCCGTATACCCAGCAGGATGTGCTGGAGTATAACGGCAAGTTCTATGTGGTGGGCAGCGGCCGCCAGCCGCTCCAGAAGGACAAAACCCTGACGGATGACTACTACCTCCTGACCCTCGCCGCCGTCGCCAAGGAGCTGGCCTGCCGTAAGGCGGACGCCACAGCCTCCGTCCATCTGGCGGCAGGGCTTCCCCTCACCGGCTTTGGGCGGGACAAGAAGAAATTCCGGGCCTACCTCCTCCGGGACGGCAGGCCCGTGTTCTTTCGCTTCGAGGGAATCGCGTACACCGTCAGAATCACGGAGGTGTCCCTGTTCCCCCAGGGCTACGCCGCCGTGCTGACCCAGCCGGAGCTGCTGAACGAGCCTTCCGTCATTCTGGCGGACGTTGGAGGCTGGACGGTGGACCTGATGCGCCTGGATAACCGGATCCCCAACGCCGCCACCTGCCGGAGCCTGGAGCTGGGCATGATCCGCTGCCTGGATGAGATCGCGGAGCAGGTGCGCCGTTCTCTTGGCCTGTCCATGACGGCGGCACAAATTGAGAGCGTGCTCCGAAATGACGCCAGCAGCGTGGACGGGCGGGCCAGGGAGATCATTCAGAGGGAAGCGGACGCCTACGCCCACCGCCTCCTCTCCGCCATCATGGAGAGCGGCCTGGACATCCGGGCCATGCCCGCCGTCTTCCTGGGAGGCGGCGCCGCCCTGCTGAAGCGCCATGTCCGGGCCTCGGACGGCCTGTGCCGCCCGGTCATCCTGGATGACGTATGCCTGAACGCCAAGGGTTACGAGCGGCTGGCGGGCCTCCTGCCGAGGGGCGCTGGCCATGGCTGAAAAGAGGAGATTGAACCTCTCCCTCTCCATGGCTTCTCCTCTCCAGCGGGAGGCATGGAAACGGCTGTGCGCCATCCCCTCGGGGCAGCGGACGGAGGCCGTTTGCCGGGCGGTCTGCCGGGTGCGGGAGCAGGACAGCCTTCTGGAGGCGGTCCGCGCCGCCATCCGGGAGGAGCTGGGCAGCGCCAGCTTTGTTCCTTCAACAGAAAAACCTGTGCAGCCACAGGCCGGGGACATGGATGAAAATGTCCTCGGTTTTTTGCTTGCGCTGCAGCACGACGGAGGTGAAGAATGAACTGATTCGCTATTTTGATATGTTCGCGGGGATCGGCGGCTTCCGGGCCGGGCTGGACCGCGCGGGCGGTTTCCAGTGTGTCGGCCACTGTGAGATCGACAAATACGCCGACGCCAGCTACCGTGCCATGCACGACATTGGGGAGGAGGAATGCTATTATCCAGACGCCAGAGAAATCGACCCCGGCGGAATGCCGGACTTCGACCTGCTTTGCGGAGGTTTTCCTTGCCAAAGCTACTCAATGGCAGGGCATCGACTTGGCTTCGCTGACCCCCGAGGCGCTCTCTTTTTTGAGATTGCCCGACTGGCTGAAGCAAAGCGGCCTTCGTATCTGCTTCTCGAAAACGTACCCGGACTCCTGTCACACGATCAGGGGCGGACATTTGCGGCCATCCTCTCCACGCTGGGCGACCTGGGGTATCATGTCGAGTGGTCTGTGCTTAACAGCGCCGCTCATAACGTGCCGCAATCCCGGAGAAGGCTGTTCCTTATCTGCTATCTTGATTCCCGATGCGCCGGAAAAATATTACCTGTCTTCGGAAATGGTGAAAAGGCTCTTATACAGCTCATCGGCGGTCCCCAGGGCTACCGGGTCTACGACGTCGAAGGAGTAGCCTGCACGCAAACCGCTGGTTCCGGCGGCACCGGAGCCAAGACCGGGCTGTACCTCGTGGACCTGAGCAAGGGCGCGCCGGAACGGACGGAGATCGCCCGATGTCTCACGGCCCGTTATGGGCAGACAAGCCTTTCCACTCATCCACGGGAACGGTCCGGGGTGCTGCTGGTTCGGGAACCCACCAAGCAGGGTTACAAAGAGGCCGTCCCCGGCGACAGCGTGGACCTGGGCTATCCCGGCAGCAAAACCAGAGGCGGCAGAGTCAGCAAGCTGGCCCATGACGCCGCCAGTGTGCAGGGCATCGTGGAGCGGGGCGGACGAATCCGCCGCCTCATGCCCAGGGAATGCCTCCGGCTCCAGGGCTTCGAGGAGGACCAGATCGACCGCCTCCTGGCTATCACCTCGGATGCCCAGGCGTATAAACAAGCCGGGAACAGCGTCACGGTCAATGTGATCGAGGCCATAGGCCGCCGTATCCGGGCCGTGGATGACGAGCTCCAGAAGGAGAAAACGGCATGATCGGGATGAAGGAACAGTGCTTCGGCGTGGAGATAGAAATGACAGGAATCACCCGAGAGGAGGCCGCTCGGGCTCTGGCGGATTATTTTGGCACAACACCCCGGTATTATGGCCGCACCTATGACGCCTGGATCGTGAAGGACCCGGCGGGCAAAGAATGGAAGCTCATGAGCGACAGCAGTATCCACCCGGAGTGTCAGAGCGAAGATGGATATTTGCGGCTCGAAAAATATTCCAAAGAAGGAAAGCGTTATAAGGTGGAGATGGTCACCCCCAAGCTGACCTATGCTGAACTGCCCCGCCTCCAGGAGTGTATGCGGCGGGTAACAGCCATCGGCGCGAAGGTGAACGACTCCTGCGGGCTTCACGTCCATGTGGACGCCTCCAACCACAACCGCCAGAGCCTCAAAAACCTGATCAGCATCATGTATTCTAAGGAGGACCTCCTCTTCAAAGCCTTGCAGGTGAATGAGGAGCGGGCGCGGCGCTGGTGCCGGAAGGTGAGGGAGCCGATGCTGAAAGAGGCCAGAACACTGTCTGCGGAGGAAACGCCGGACCTTACCCGATTGGAGAATATCTGGTATGAAGGCTTTGAGAATGAAGATCAAGACCGCCATAGCCATTACAACAAATCCCGCTACTATGCCCTGAACCTCCACTCCGTCTTTTACTGCGGCACCGTCGAATGGCGGTGCTTCAATTCTACCCTGGACCCCGCCAAGGCGGCGGCCTATGTGCATCTGTGCCTCGCCATGTCCGCCCAGGCCATCGTCCAGCGGAGTACCGTCATGCAGAAAACCCGCAGCGACAACGAGCTGTTCACCTTCCGGGTCTGGCTGGTCCGCCTGGGCCTTAACGGCGATGAGTTCAAGGAGACCCGCGACCTGCTTCTCGCCAATTTGAGCGGAGACCGGGCGTGGCGCCACGATAAGGACAGCTATGAGGTGAACAGAAGGAAAAAACGAAACCGAGAGAATGAGAGGTAGTTTATTGCGCATGAAAATCCGCATTGATACAAGGAGCTATGAGGGAACCGGGACAGAAATTCTGGACCAGCTCCGGCTGACCGCCTTTGATCCCACCGAGTTTCCCGACGCCGAGAGCTACCTCTGGCAGCTCCGTAGCAATTTCATGAGAGCCACCGATCTGGACTGTCCCCTGCCAAACGGCAGTCTGGAGCGGCAGGCCCGCGCCATGTTCGCCCTGCTGGCCAAGGCCGGGGCCCTGGAGGTGCTGGAGGATGGCTGACGGGAGACTGTATTTCGCCTATGGCAGCAACATCAACCTGGAACAGATGGCCTGCCGCTGCCCGGACGCCACGGTGGTGGGGCCGGTAATGCTGGAGGGCTATGAACTGCTGTTTCGTCGAAATGGCTTTGCCTCCATCGCTCCCAAGGAGGGCGGGACCGTCCATGGCCTGTTGTGGAGCATTACGCCAGAATGTGAGCGGTCTCTGGACAATTACGAGGGCTATCCCCGTTTTTACGACAAGCGGACGGTGTCCGTTCGAGACAACAAGGGCCGCTCCCTGTCCGCCATGGCCTATATCATGGACGAGCGGTTCCGGGAGCCGATGATGCCCTCCGAGTCCTACTACGCCGTCATCCTGGAGGGCTACCGTCAGAACGGCCTGCCGGTGACTTTTCTAAAAGAAGCGTGGGAGCACACTGTGCAGGAAATCCACGCGGAAACGGAACGAATCAACGCCGGGTTTATCAGACGCGGCAGACCGCCGAAAGGAGGAAAACCGCATGAACGGTAAAAAAGTTTCATTAACCGGCGAGATTCATATCTCCACCGGCAGCGTGTACACCACCGTGGACGCTCTGGAGACCCTGAAATGCGTTGGCTTGACCTATGGCCTGTACGACCGCGCCGAGGATATTCGCGGCGCCCGCGTCATGCTGGAGGAGGGAGATAAGCCCGCCCTGGTTGTTCAGTCGGATATCAGCCATCATGGGTCCCCGCTGTGGGAAACAATTCGCGTCATTACAGATGACCCGGAGCAGATTCACCGTTATCTGGCTTTTCGGGAAGTTGTGAAAATGATTCGGCAAATGGAGATTGAGCGGGAGCACGGTCCCGCGCCGGAGAAACCCTTGTCTCCCAAAAAGAAGGAGGCGAAGGGCCATGAGCGCTGAAGCATATTCGCTCCATGTGGTTGGCAAAGATGAGGAACTTCTGTCCTTCTCCGGCAGCGACGAGGAACAGGCTTGCGTCGGCCACCTGCGGGGAGATTTTGGCCGGGGGACGGAGTTCTGGACCACATGGTGGGACCACCAGGGGGAACTGAAGGACCAGGAGTTCAAGGACGAGCTGGACGAGGTGGTCAACACCTTGCGGAAGGACGGCCCCCTCAAGGATCTCAGCGCCATGCAGAGTTTTTGCCGGAAGCATGAGCAGGCCCGGATGAGTCCCGCAGCCGGTACGGACTACTACGGCTTCCGGGTGGATACCCCTAAGCGCCGCTACTATCTGCGCTTCCTGCCCCTGCGGGGAAATTACAATTTTTACATTTACTGCTACCAAACAGACAAGCTGGAGAGGATGGCGGAGCTGCCGCCCAGGGAAGAAAGAATGAGCAAACAAACGATTAAGGTCCTTGTGGTTGAGCCGACGAAGCCCTGCGAGGTGCGGGAAATCCTTCCCGATCTCAAGTCCCTGCAGGGTGTTGCCGGCGGGAAAATTGAAATGGTTTCTCCTTGTACGGAGTCTGCTGCCATTATCTGCAACGCCGAGGGCAAAAACCTGAATTTGCCTCCCAACCGTCTCCTCTGCGACTGCTATGGCGATCCGTATGACGTTCTCTGCGGGACCTTTCTAATTGTCGGAGTGGGCGGCGAAAATTTCATTTCCCTGACCGATTTCCAGCTTCATTCTTACAAGGAGATGTTTGATCATCCCCATCTGCTTGCCATTCCGTTGGAAGCGCCTGATTCCCCCGAAAAACCCACAGAACAAAAAAAGAAAAGAGGAAAGACTCATGAGAGATAACTACATCCTGACCGCCGAATCGGTCACCGAGGGCCATCCGGACAAGCTGTGCGACGCCATCGCCGACTGCGTTCTGGACGCCTGTTTGAAGCATGATCCCGCCGCCCATGTGGCCTGCGAGGCCATGGCCACGGCGGGAAAAATCATTGTCGCCGGGGAGATCACCGCCCGGCAGCTGCCGGACATCCCCGCCATCGTCTGCCGGACGGTACGGGAAACCGGCTATTCCTGCGATTACGAAGTGGAGGTTATCACCCACGATCAGAGCGGCGACATCGCCGGCGCCGTGAGCGGCTCCAGTGAGATGGGGGCTGGCGACCAGGGGATCATGTACGGCTTCGCCTGTTCGGAGACGCCCCAGCTCCTCCCCCTGCCCGTGGTCCTGGCCCACCGGCTGACGCTGATGCTCACCAATGCCCGCAAGCTGGGGACCATCCAGGGCCTCGGTCCGGACGGCAAGGCCCAGGTATCCGTGGAATACCGCAAGGGCAGGCCCACCCGGATCGCCGCCGTGGTGGTTTCCTGCCAGCACGATGAGGAGAAAAATCTGGAGGAGCTTCGGAAGGAGGTCACCCGCCACGTCATCGTCCCCGCCCTGCGGGACCTCTACCCCGACCACGAAACGGAGGTCCTCATCAACCCTTCCGGGCGCTTCGTCCTGGGCGGCTTTGAGGCGGATACGGGCCTGACGGGCCGGAAGCTGATGGTGGACACTTACGGCGGCCTCGTCCCCCATGGAGGCGGGGCGCTCTCCGGAAAGGACGCCAGCAAGGTAGACCGCAGCGGGACCTACATGGCCCGGTACGTCGCCAAGAACATCGTGGCCGCCGGTCTGGCGGAACGCTGTACCGTCGGCCTCGCCTACGCTATCGGCAGGGCGGAGCCGGTGGCCGTGGACATTAACCTCCATGAGACCGGACGATACCCGGAGGCGGTTCTGGAACAGGCAGTCCGGCAGGTGTTCGACCTGACTCCCGGCGGTATCATCCGGGCCCTTGGGCTGGATCGTCCCATCTTCGCTCCGTTCTGCAATTACGGGCATTTCACCCACCAGGACGCTCCCTGGGAGCAGACGAACCGGGCCGCCGCCCTGGCGGAAGCCTGTGAAAGGGAGGCGCGATGAACGGCGATACCCCCGTCAATGTATTTGGTGTTCTGGCTTTCCCGAACGAGGCGGACGGCGGGTTAGTCCGCTTCATCGATAGCGATTACAACACCCTCTTCCATGTGCCGGACGGAGAGAATATCACCCTCACCACCTTCGGCGATGACCGGAGAATCCTCCCCTGCCGGTACATTGACGCCACACACGCCCGGATCGGCGGCGAAACCTTCCACATCTGCCAGTTCGCTGAGATCCAGGAGCGGAACGGGGCTGTTTATGCTCCCGAGCATCCCAAAGAGGGCGACGTCTGCGACACCTATACCATCTACCAGCTCAAAGACGCCAGCGCCGCGTCGTACGCCTTCATGCCCTACGAGCAGGCGAAGGCCAAGCTGCGCATGGCCCATTACCAGCGGGCCTACCGGGGCGTTCTCGCCCCCAAGGTCACCCTGGAGGCTTTGTACGCCAAGCACAACCGGGGCAGCCGCCCCTTCGGACAGCGGATGCGGTCCCTGTCCATGAGCGACGTGATCGTCCTGAACCGGGGCGGGGAGGAAAAGGCGTACTACGTGGACACGGTTGGCTTCCAAGAGGCAAAGCGGTTCCTGAACCCGCCTATTCGGAAGCGGAAGCCGCCCCGTCAGGAGCGCTGATATGGAACGGACCAAATTTATTGCCTCCTGTTCTTTTGGCAAGGACTCTCTGGCGACTCTGCTGCTGGCTTTGGAACATAACGAGCCTCTGGACGAGGCGGTCTACTGCGAAGTCATGTTCAACAAAGACATTTCCGGCGAGGTGCCGGAACACCGGGACTTCATCTACAAAACCGCCATCCCCGCCCTGGAGCGAATGGGGGTCAAGGTAATCGTCCTTCGAGCTCAGAAGACCTATGTGGACCTGTTCACCGGCAGGATCACCCGCGGCCCGAAGAAGGGCATGGTGCACTCCTTCCCCCTGTGCGGGAAGTGCGCCGTCCAGCGGGACTGCAAGGTCCGGCCCATTGAGCGGTATCAAAAGTCCCTTCCTCCTGGGACCGTGCAGTACGTCGGCATCGCCCAGGATGAAACGGACCGTCTGCTGCGCCTGGAGGACGGCAGACAGATTTCCCTGCTGGAAAAGTACAACTTCACAGAAAAAGACGCCTGGGAGCTCTGCAATCGCGCGGGGCTCCTTTCGCCTGTCTACGCCTTCACGGACCGGGGCGGCTGCTGGTTCTGCCCCAATGCCAAGCGGGCGGAACTGCGCCACCTTTACGACCATCACCCGGACCTGTGGGCCAGGATGCTGGAACTCCAGGCCATTCCTGGAAAGGCGACAGAAAAATTCAACCGCACTCAGCGCTTCTCGGACATCGACGCCCTCTTCCGGCAGGAAGATCAGGGCGCGCTTCGGAGCGCCGCATGAAGTACAAGACAATAGTTCGGGGAGGTTCTATGAAAAGAGAAGAATTTGAACGTCAGCTCCAGCAGTTGGTCCCCCGCCCGAACGCCAAAGCCACGGAGGCGTGGTACGCCTACGGGCTGGATATGTGCGACGAGTTCTCCCACAGCTTTTTAGAGAAGATGGTCACGGTCTTCGGCTTCCTTGCGAACAATTTCAGCCCGGAAGCAGTACAGGCTGTTTACGAGTCCATTTCCTGCGCCACGCTCCTGCCTTCCGAGATGGCCGCCGCCGCTGTGTATATGCAAAGCGGCAGTACGTTGGAACAGATCGCCGCGCTGGCGGATCAGGGCTGCTTGATGTACTTCCATACGCCCCGGTCGGCAGACGAGAACAGCCCTCTGGCTCTGCTTACGGTCCGGGAGGGTAATAAATTGAAAACCTTCTACACCGTGGACTTCGGCTGCTTCCATCCGGAAATGGCCCTGCTGCGGGCCAGAAACTTTGCCAGGGAACACGCTGTCCCTGTGATCAATGCTGTCTCGCTGCTGTGGAACGACAAGAGTACCTGCCCCGCCAAGGCGGACGATTCCTCCCACCGGCTGTTTATGGGAAACGACCCGGAGATGACCCAGGCCATGACTGCCATATTCAAAACCTGTCCCGCCGTCGCCGCCCAAATCACCTTTGAAGTGGAGAAAAACCGTGTTCAGGTAGAATACAACCCCCTCTGGCGGGAGCTGGCGGAACGGCGGTTTGCGGAGGCGTTCCGCCAGAGCAAGCCGCTTCGCCGGGAAAAGGGCTCCAAAAGGAGGGAAAAGCCAAAGGACAGGTAGTCTGCCCCCTGTCGCTTTCGCCGGGTTTCCACCTGTTTCTTTGTTGAATATCGTGATAGCCTTTTCACCATAAAAATAGTACTGTTTGGGGCTGACCCAAAGCACAATTTTTACAGAGGAGTTGATGTAAACGAGCAGTAAAAAATATGAGATCACGGACATCGCCCATGAGAAGTACCCCTTCCTCCACCGCATCCGCGCCCTGCGGGACGTGGGCATTGAGGTGCGGGCCGGGGACCTGGGCGGCTTCGTGGAGGGGGAGCACAACCTTTCCCAGGAGCAGGAGGACGCCTCCTGGATCTTCGGCGACGCCATCGCCGCCGGGAGCGCCTCTGTGGACAAGGATTCCTGCCTGCGGGATGAAGCCGTCGCCTGTGACCAGGCGTATGTAACGCAGCGGAGCACGTTGTCCGGCCACGCCAGGGCGGAGGACGCTGCGTACATTCGGGGCGCGGTTCTCAGTGAGTCTGCCAGGGCAGCCGGCACCGCCATGCTCCTTGACGCTAAGGACAAAGGGAAATTCCCAAAGCTCAGCGGGCAATCCGTCGTCTACGGCACGGTGGCGGGCGCTGTGGTGGTTACCGGAACCGCGGTGATCCTCTGGGAGGAAAAAATCCGCAACGACACACAAGATGCGCTGATCCTTGACGGCCTGAGCCGCTCCATCATTCCGGGGCCATCCAGGGATGAGCTGAAACCCTGCCGGGGCGCTGAAAAACGGGAGAAACAGCCCAAGAGGAAGGGGATGGCCCGATGAACTTTTTCGAGGGAGAACTGCGGAAATTATTTGGGGATGGTCAGACCATTTCGGACCCCAATTTCACGGGCAAGATTTGCCTGGGAACGCTGGGGAAAGAGCTGCGGGTCCGGGCGGAGTTCGTCACCACCGGGGTCATGGATCATTACGACGCGATGAAGCTCACGGTACTGAACCGCTCCGGCGGACCCGTGGATACCCTGCTGCTGAGATTCCGGGACATTTGGGGCAGGAAGCCCGTTCCCGGAAACCCTAATTTTGCAAACGGCGTTATACCGCATATTTGGACCTGCAACGGCCAGACGGAGTGGTATGCCTGGGTCCCCACCCAGGCGGACCGGGAACAGCTTGTCCGGCAGGTCCGGCAGTATCTGGAGCCGTTCCGGGAGAGGCCGCCTCAGCCTGTTCACAGCAGCCCAAAGCTGGTGTACATCTGCGTCCCGCTCCGGGGGGATGTGATCGGCAACATTGAGTTCGCCCGGCAGAAGGCTCAGGAGGTATTTCAATCCGGCAGCATCCCCGTCTGCCCCCACATTACGCTTCCTTCCAACGCCGATCCGGCCTGTTCCGTTCAGGACGAGGCGGCGCGGGAGATGGGCCTGCAGCTGGTGGAGTCCTGCCAGCAGCTCAATGTCTACGGCTCCACAATCACCGAGGGGATGCGGGCGGAAATCCACCGCGCCCAGGAGCGGGGAATTCCTGTCGTTTATGAACAGGAACCTGTCCGGCAAGTCTGGCCCCGCAAGCAGCCTGTTCGAAAGGCGGGCCGTGACAGATGAGTCAAGATCGAAGTGAGCTTTTGCAGGCGAGATTGGACCAAAACTACCGGGACTATCTCGCCCAGCTTCGGGAAAAACCCTTTGATGAGATCATTAAACTGGCCCCGGAGATTACCGCCGCCCAGCAGCTCTGCGGGGAGCTGCTGAACGCCTGTGATGACGATGACATGGAATTTCTGCTCCAATTCGATGACCCGCTGGAGGTTGTGCGGGGCTGTTGGGAATCCGAGATCACAGGATACAGCCACAAGGGCGAAATGGGCCATATGCTGTGGGAAATCCGGGACAGGGAGCTGTACAAAAAAGAGCAGCTTGCCCAACCTTCGGAGAAGGCGCTCCCTTCTCCTGTCACGCCGGATAACCCCGCAAAGCCCAAGATTCCGCTTGCCTATCCGGGCGAGGATGTTTACTCTGTCCTGCGCCGCGCCATCAAGACGCTGAAGGAGGCCGGACAGCAGCAGGAAGCGGCGGCGATGGCGTTTCTGGTGTTCAGCGCCAAGAACCCGCAAGACGCTTTGACGGTCCTCTCCAATTATGTAGAAATTGAACCACCGCACACTCCAAAAAGGAAAACCAGATCAGGAAAGGGGAAAAACGTACATGAGCGATAACGCAATCCGGCAGATTACTGCGGACGATCTGCGAACAATGAACAATCAGGAGGGTCTCATCCTCCAGGGCTGCGGCGGCCCTTTGCGGGAATGGCTGAACGGCGTCAACGGACTGCTCACCGAAAGCGGTATCCTGCTGGACGGCAGCACGTTTCATACTGAGAATGTGACCGTGTTCCAGCACGATGATCGGACCTGCCTGCTGTTCCCCTTCGAGGATGTGAAGCTGGACGTAGGCAAGCTGGCCATGTGGCGGCTCCAGACCCACGGCCAGTTCGGCGGCACATGGCTTTCTGATTACGTCCCCAACCGGCTGGGCGGCTTCATCCAAGCGGAGCAGCGACCTCCCCGGAAGCCGAAGATGGAGCTGATGGGCCATGACGGCAACATTTTCTCCATTATGGGCCGGGCCTCCTTCTTGCTGCAGATGGCGGGAATGAACGCCGAAAACAAGGAGATGGTGGATCGCATCACCTCCTGCAAGGACTATGACAAAGCCCTCAATATCATCAGCGAATATGTGGACACGGAGCTGTCCACGCCCTCTATTGAACCTAAAAAATCTCATAAAAAGAAAGGAAAATCTGCCTATGAACGATAAATGGACAATTCTTCACGGCGACGCACTGAAGCTGCTGGGAGAGTTCTCCCCCGGAACCTTCGACGCCGTCATCACCGACCCGCCCTACGCCTCCGGGGGACGGACCCAGGGCGAGAAAAATAAATCTACCATCAAAAAGTATTCCAGCATGGGCGACGCCGCGCCCCCGCCCTTCGAGGGGGACGCCAAGGACCAGCGCTCCTGGACCCGCTGGGCGGCGGCATGGCTGGCGGACGCACGGAAGCTGTGCAAGCCCGGCGCGCCGGTTTGTATGTTCATCGACTGGCGGCAACTCCCTGCGGCCAGCGACGCCCTCCAGTGGGCGGGCTGGATCTGGCGGGGCACCGCCGTCTGGGATAAGGGCAACAGCCGCCCTCAGAAGGGCCGCTTCCGCCAGCAGGCCGAGTACATCATCTGGGGCTCCAACGGTGATATGCCCATCAGCCGCCCGGTCCCCTGCCTCCCCGGCGTGTTCAAGTACGGCAATCCCCAGAACCGCATCCATCTGACGGAGAAGCCCCTCCAGCTCATGCGGGACATCGTGAAGATCACGGAGCCGGGAGGCCACATCCTGGACCCCTTCGCCGGGTCCGGCACCACCGTCCTGGCCGCCGTGCTGGAGGGCTACACCGCCACCGGCATCGAGGTCACGGATGAATACGCCCGCCTTGCCAGAGAGCGGATCGAGAGGGAGCTGGAGCAGGCAGCGTAAGGCGCGGCTGTCTGCCGATTCTTCTGGATATGGTCAAAAAAGTACGGTATGATGTGGGCTACAAAACAAAGAGGAGGTATCAAGCATGAACGTAAAAATTACCTTTGACAAAGCTGCCGTGGAGCGGCGGGGCCTTGTCCTGGAGAATGTGCGGCAAACCGTCAAGAGCCTGTTCGCCGTCCATGATTTACCCTGCGTCTCCGACGGCGAGGTCCTGATCTTCCAGGACAAGGGCCACGGCGACGACTTCGCCTCCATGTGGGACGTGATCCTGTCCCTGCTGCGGGCGGACTGGTTCCGGGACTGCGCCGCCTCCTGCGTCTGGCAGGACGAGGACGGCGAGGAGGATGTGCTTGCCCAGGCTGGAAAGGTGTGTGTGGAGCAATGACGGACGTATTTCCCGGCGGGTGGCGAAAAGGGGATGTCTGCTATCTGATCACGAGCAAGGCCAAGAGGACCTCTCTGGCGCATACCGTGGAGTCCTTTGACGGCAGATACTTCGGTGTTCGTGGGAACAGCGGGCTGTTCCACCGTGTCTCCCCTGGCCGTATGTTCCGCTCAAAGGAGGAGGCGACCGCGTCCTTGCGGGAGAGCGCTCTCGAAGGAAAAAAGGAGCGTGAGCGCTGACCATGAAGACGACTCGAAAGCAGATCACCTTTGACCTCAGCCAGGAGGCGCTGGAGGCCCACTATCCTCGCGGCGAACGGGCGCGGAGCGAACATCATTACAGGAAAGCCTATCAGGACATTCGGCGGTTCATGGAAAAGCAGGGCTTTGCGTGGCGGCAGAACTCCGTCTACGTTTCCGACGCGCCAATGACCACCATGGACATTGTGCTCCTGTCCCAGCAGATGGCGGAGAGTCTCCCCTGGATGCGGCTGTGCGTGAAGGAGATCACGGCGACGGATATCGGGGCGCAGTACAGCCTCCTGGGCCTGCTGCGCTCCGACACGCCGCCCGCCGAACTGCTGCCGTCTGCTCCACAAAAACGGTCTGTTTCAACCAAAAACCGTGTCTGTGAAAGATAATCCGCGCGAAGGGAGGAATTGACGATGAAACGTTTTTATGTTTTCAAGGACGGCACACAATGTGGAAGTGCGGCCACAAAAGACCGAGCCGTGGATCTGATACGTCAATATCAAAAGGACGAAACGCATTATCTCCTGCGGTCAGAATTCAGCATCATTGAGGGAGAGGAAGAATTTGTACCTTATCCCTCTCAGCAAAAGTCGTCCAGAAAAAAGAAGAATATGGAACGATAGCCGGGGAACGTGTTTTGCGTTCCCCGGCTTCGCTGTGTGCGAAGGAGGCGAATGATCATCCAATATTATTCCATCAATGAGGAGCTGGCCCGCCGGGCCAAGGAGATGACCAGCTACTTCGACTACAAGGAGGGCAGCGCCACGGCGGAGTACCGGAGGTCCGTGGACGAGGCCGCCCGGATCGCAGAGGAGCAGAAGCGAAAGGTAGACCCCATCCATCACGAGAAGATCGACCACCTGCTGGACCTCTACGCCCGGAGACTGGCGGAGAATATCAACCGGCGAAATGCCATCGCCACCCGAGTCCCGTCCATTCTGGTGGCCGGAGGGGGCAATTTCCCTGTGCGCAAAAAGGAGAAGCAGAATCAGGCGGAGAATGCGGCCTTACAGGAGTGGCAGGAGATCCAGGGCATCCTGGACAAAATCCGCGGCACAGGCCGGGGCGGCATCAGCTCCGACGATCCCGAGGTGGTCCAGAAGCTGAAAGCCAAGCTGGAGAACCTGGAGCGGGACCAGGAGTCCATGAAGGCCGTGAACGCCTACTACCGTAAGCACAAGACCTTGGACGGCTGTCCGGGTCTGGATGCTGTGGAGGCCGAGAAGCTGAAGGCTTCCATGGCACGGGACTGGAGGAAAGACCCCGTGCCTTATCCGAGTTTCCGCCTCACCAATAATAACGCCTCGATCCGGCAGACGAAGAAGCGGATCGAGGAGCTGACGCGGAGAGCGGAGACAGAGTATGAGGGCTGGGCCTTTGAGGGCGGCAAAGTGGAGATGAACCGGGAGGCGAATCGCCTGCAAATTCATTTTGATGAAAAGCCGTCCGCCGAGGTCAGGGCCGCGCTGAAGGGCAAGGGCTTCCGCTGGTCTCCAAAGGCCGCTGTCTGGCAGAGGCAGCTTAATCACGACGCCATTTGGGAGGCGAAGCACCTGGAGTGCATCCGGCCCTTGCCCGACCGGCAGCCTGGAGAAGCCGGCCCGGAGCCTGAGAATGACTGGCGGCTGTATCTTGTTCAAGACCTTAATACCTGGTCCGTCAAATCTGAAAAGTACACCCCCATAGAACGCTTTGCCTCTCTGGAAGAAGCAAAAGCCCGTTTCTTGGAGTTGCGGCCCCAGGACTATAACAGTGAAGCTGTAGGACTCGGTCCGGATGGACGGCCTCCCGCCCACCTCGCCCTGGGTATTGAGAGTGCCGATGGCCTCAGTGCCGCTGACATCCTCTATGTGCGTCAGGGACGGAACTACCTCGTCACCGATTTTACTCAGATGGACCGTCTGCGGGAGGACCCGGTTGTGTCGGAAATCCTGGGCTGGGTGTCCAAGGAAATCGGCTTCGATCTGGTGCAGCCTCCGGGCTGTGCGCCGGTTTCCTTTGAGGAGTGGGACAACCCATACTTCCCCGCTGTCACGGCTGGCAGCATCGCCGCGCGAATCTATGACCTGGGCCGGCAGTGCATCCCCGAGGACTTTGCGGACGAAACATCCCGAGAGGGTACGGTTGCCGTTTTTGCCCGGATGCTTCAAAAAGGAGGAACCGGCGGCGCCAGGGAGATCGCGCTGGCTGTGTCCGGCATAGCGATGGATGGGAACGAGGCTGTACAGGCAGAGGCCAATGCGATCATCCAGGACATTGCCGCATATGGGCTCAAAGAAGAAGCGCCGGAAAAAGTGCGGCGCAAATCATCAAAAGAGCGGTAACGTCAGGGGGCTGGGTGTTATGTACTAGCACCCAGCCCTGTCTGCCAAGGGGGTTATATGTAACACCCTCGCTCTGGAAAAGGAGGATAAGATGGCGGTATCCACGATCTATACCCATTTTCATTTCAAGGCCAATCGTCTGCGGGATTTGCAGAACATAACACAGGACAAGCCCATTCGCGTCGAGGTTGTCAAGGTTGTTGAGCTGACCGAGAAGCAATTCCGGCATTTTTCCACGCATATGCTGGATGACATGCCCTTTATTATCGAAAACAGGAACCTGATGCGTGAGGTTGACGGCGTGTATCATTGCCTTTTAGTGTGCGTCAAAAATCATCGGGGCGGCATTTTGGTGGAGAGCGAGGGCTACAATTACGCCCGCTACGCGGCAGACGTACTGGATAAATCGGCTCTGGACCTGCGGGACGTGCCGGTGGACCACTATGACCTGAAGCTCCGGCAGCCACCCTCGGGGCCGGAGCGGTGAGAGTGATCCTCTCGAAACCGCGGCCGCCTCCTGCGGCCATTCCAATCAGCCCTTCCGCTTGAAAACGGCCCCGCCAGAGGCGGGGCAAGACCCTGCCGCCTCTGGCGGCAGGGCCGCAAGCATAGCGCAAATGTACATTTTGCGCGCTTGCAGGGGGAAATCCCCCTGTCCCCTATGCCGCCTGCGGGCGGAGGATCGGCGGCCGCAGGCCGGGAAAGGAGGCAGTACGAGCAAAACAGATAAAAACGGGTTGCATCATCTTCATATCACATTGACGCCGGAGCAGTACCAGAGCCTGTCGGAACAGGCAAAGTCCTGCGGCCTGAGCAAGCGGGCCTACCTCATCCGGCTTATGGAGGGCAGACCTGTCAGGGCCAAGACCTCTCAGGAGATCAAGGACCTCCGTTGGGAGGTTCACAAAATCGGGGTGAACATCAACCAGATCGCCCGGAGCGTCAATGCTGGCGTTGCCAAAGCCGGAGACGCCAAGCGAGGGCTGTTCCTGCTGAATCAGGTCTATGAGCTGATGTATGAGATTGCCAAGAAATGAATCCCCCGCAAGCTGAAATTTTACTATTTCATTTTTTCTTGGCATTCGCTGCATTCTCTATCGTGGATGGAAATAATACCTCCGCATATGGGGCAGGTGTATATGGCTTTCTGTTGTTCCATGAATTGTTCCAAACCATGCGCTTGCACAAAACGGCTGTTTTCTATAAGACTTGCCTGGCAGCGTTTATTATAGCTTTTTTCAAGGTTTTTCATCAACTTACATGGATACTCCGAACATTCAAAACAGCGGGACAACGTTTTTCCGTTGATACAGTCCTTTATTTTACATTTGCGATCATGCTCTGGTTTTCCCTTATCACGATTCAAACACCCGGCACATGGTTTTTTATGGTTACAGTGCCTGTAACAGACTTTACAGTTCATTCCGCACGGGGCGAACATATTTTTATCAATGTTTCCTTCTGGCATTTTCATAGCTGA